CGCGCTCGCAAGGGTTATTTTGCATAGTCAGCAAGTTTTTTTAATCACCTATTTTAGCCCGCAGCAAATCCATATTAAAGCACAGCGAGCGACATGATGCATACAGCACGTCATTTGCATCAACCCAGTCCGGCAGGTCCAGATCATCCGGCGCGTGTTCCAGCACCATCATATATGCATCGAGTTGATCGACAAACTTGACCACCCGATGCTCCCAGTCGTTAGCAGGTTGCGGGACGTTGTACCGATCGATCACAACCCGTTCGGCTGATGCATAGACCAGGGCAAGATACGGCCAGTCGCGCTTTGCGGTGAACGGCATGTCGCCAAGGATAACCTCAACTTGATCGTGCCACCGTGTGCCCTCAACTAACGTCACTGACGGCCTCTGCACAAAATCATAGACCAACCCCGTGCATCGGACCTGATGCCCCTTGATGCAGTCGTTGCTGTGCCACATGGCGGGGTATGATTGCCAGCGTCTGACGTTGCCTGCGTAAAATTGTTTGTCGGTTAGCATGATGTGGTTTCCTTTCCGGGGCCGGATGGTAGTGGCATCCAGTGGGTTGCGGCGCCAAGTGGCCATATTTCATCGTGACTATCAATCCAAAAAGCACACCCACTAAAATTATAGTAATTTGCAATCACAATAAAATCTTTTGCGTCTTTATTCTGAGCACAATACGAACCGTCCATTAACAATTTAATTTCAGTCCCATCCTCTGGCGCGGTATCAATTGGTTTCCATGTCTGTGTCATGTGGTTTCCTTTTGTTGTAAATCCCCGCCGCGTTATGCGGCGGGGTAGACTGTCGCTTAAACGCGCATCGGCATGACGACAAAAACAGCGCCATCATCGCGGGTGAATAGTGCGGGACTTCCGGCTTCCCCATATTGCAGGGTTGCATGTCCGCTGAATTGGCGCATCACGTCGAGTAGGTATCCGCCGTTGAACCAGACTTCCTGCGGATCTCCTGCAATATCAGCAATGATCCCGTCGGTGCCTTCACTTGTGCTGGATCGTGCGGATACGCTGATCCCGTTTACGCCAATCGACAACATAACGCCGCGTGACCTTTCATCCGATACGGCAGTCACTCGGTCAATGACAGACCGCATATCCGCAGCGTCGAACGTGGCCTTGTGATTATTGCCCTTTGGAATGACGCGGGTGTAATCGGGGAATGTTCCGTCAATCACCTTTGACACGATTGTAAAGTCTGGCGTTGCAAATCTGATCTTTGTTTCAGATATGCTGACTTCAATTTCAACACCCGCAAACCCCTTGCTTACCTCCCCAACTGTCTTTCGCGGGATGATAACGCCTGGGAAATCGTGCGCCGTGCATTTTGATACCATTGCAAGCTGATGCCCGTTAGTCGCTACAGCTACCGTGCGCCCGTCTGTAGGATGCAGATACACGCCTTGCAGGTAGTATCGGGTTTCCTCTGTTGATGCACAGAAGGCAACGCCTAGCAGATCGTGCAGTGTGTCATTCGCCATGGTGAACGTGCTGGCATATTCTGCGGACGCCATGACGGGGAAGTCTTTGATCGGCAATGTCGCCAAGCTAAAACGTGACCTACCTGACGTGATTGTCATCTTGCCTTGATCGCATTCCACTGTCACCAAAACGCCGTTTGCCAGTTTGCCAACAATATCCGCCATCATTTTAGCGCCAACAGTGCAGGACCCTTCGGTCTCGACTGTTGCTGCGATTGTTGCGGTTGCCTCAATATCCAGATCCGTTGCGCGGAATGTGATCTTTCCATCGACGGCAACGATAGCCACGTTTGCCAAGATCGGGATAGTGTTGCGGTTTTCAACGATGCCCGCCAATCGCTTGAGTGTTGCGATAAGTGGTTTTTGTTCGATTGTCAGTTTCATGTGATGTCTCCAAACAGGCTTCCCTGTGATGATTCAGCGGCGGCAAGGTTTTCGCCTGCCATCTGCGCGTATTCCGGCTTCAACTCAAATCCAAGGTATCGGCGAAACATCTTAACCGCCTGATAACCTGTTGATCCGATCCCGTTGAATGGGTCCATGACTACATCGCCCGGCTTGCTGTATAGGCGCAAGCAGTTCTCGATCACATCGAGCTGCAATGGGCAGACGTGCTTTTCATCGTTTGGCCCTTTTGCACCGCGCCAACCGTTCAGTACGTTACCCTGATTGATATTCATCCAAACGGGGCTTGCAAGTTTTTGCCATTCGTAAACGTCAAACTCTGCGTGCTTGATCAATTCAACAAGTGCATCATCTGACGGGGTTGATGATGCCAATCCCAAGCGGTGCATTTCATTCAGCCATTTTCGGGCGATGGGCATAGCTGCAGCAGTGTCACCCGGTGCGCAGTGTTCAACGCGGTCTGGATTGTCACCTTGCGCCCTAAACATCAGCATGTAGTCCGGCATTCCGATACGGTTCATCGTGCTGTCTTTGCGGATCTGCTTGTAGAGCAAACCAAGCGCCTTGGTGCGCTGCATTTCGACTACGGGGTCCTTCCAGATTGTGACGCGGCTGTGATAGATCATTCCTGCGTCTTGGTGCGCCTTGATCACTGCCCCAGAGAAGTCCTGCAATCCGATAAATCCATGCTTGCCCTTGCGGGTCGGCAGGTCAGTGACATGGATACAAGCGATGCGGCCCGGCTTCATTACGCGGGTCAGGGCTTCTGCGAAAAATCGATACTGGTCAAGGAATTTGCCACCTTCGCCAGCGTTGCCAAGATCGCGCTCGCTGTCGCTGTAAACGAACAAGTCTCCGAACGGGATGCTTGTCACCATGCAATCGACCGACTTTTCTGGCATGGCGTGCATTGCCTCAACGCAATCGCTGTTGTGCAGCGCCCACCACTTGCCTTGATATTCAGGTTGTTTCATTATTGGTTTCCTTCTGTTTTGAGCCATTCAGGGAATGCTAGTTCAAGTGGTCTATCATACTTTATACGAGTTTCAACATTTATTTGCGCTTTTTTCATAGCTTGTGACATGCGGCGTTTCATTTCGTCGTGCTTGGCTGACTTGGCATTGATTACATTCCAGATTGATGCCTCTGTATCGCTCATCACGATGTCATTGCGCACGCGGTTTGATTGCCCGAAACGATGCGACCGCCGCTTTGCTTGGTAGTGCTGTTCATAGCTGAAACTGATGGACGCAAATACAGCGTGCGAACAATGCTGCCAGTTGACGCCAAAACCTGCCAGCTTCGGCTTGCATACCATTGCGCGGAAGTCGCCGTCGACAAAACCAAGCAGGCGCTTTTCCTTTTCATCGGCGGATAGCGTGCCGTGTACTTCTACAGCACCCGGAATGATCTTTGCAAGGTATTTGCTCTCTTCGTTTGTCTCGCACCATACCGTCACTGGATCGTCATGCGTTGCCAATTCGGCAGCAAGATCGCAACGCGCCTTTAGGGTCAGCTTTTTTTCCGCATGGAATGACGTTGCAGACATTTCCGGCATACGGAACAAATCACCATCAGCAGCGCCAACCATTCGATCCGCTTTGACGATGTGGTGACGCTCATCAATAGGCGGCAGGACGTATCCAGTATCATCACCGCCAAGATCGCTTGGCAAGGTTGCGCAACGGCTCCAACTTGCCACGAATGCCCAGAAGTCGTCTTGCGCATGGCCTTTCAATCGCCAATCTTTCGATGCTGTCTTGGTGTCATTGATAAACCATTTCGACAACATTTCCTGTTGACGCATGATGCCAAGAAATTCGGCATGATTGCCTAGTTCGGTATGATCGTTTGGGGATGGGGTTGCGGTTGCGGCAAGCTTGTAAGGCGTGTCAATAAATGCATCGTTAAGCAATACGCGCGTGCGGCTGGCGTAGCTTTTCAGGATGCTGCTTTCGTCAAGGATAACCGCGCCAAAAGATTGCGGGTCCAGTTTTGCCAGCCGTTCATAGTTTGCCACCATGACGCCTGCGCCAACTTCTGACTGTTCGCGGATTTGGCGTGCATCAATGTTAAACTTTCCCGCCTCGCGTACCATCTGAGCAGCTACGGCAAGCGGCGTCAGGATCAAGGACGGTTTGCCAGTTTCTTCTGCGCATTGCTTGGCAAACTCCAGCTCGATAAAAGATTTGCCCAATCCTGTATCCAAGAACGCTGCTGACTTGCCTTTTTCCAGCGCAAACTCAAGAGATGCGGTTTGGTGAACCTTTGCCATCGGATTGATCGGCATCGGTTCAAACCCATGTGATAGCGGTTTACTTGCGCGGCCTGATATGAACCGCCGATATTCCTGAAGTGACGTGTCTTGCATTATGGTTCCCTCTTGCGCCCGTCTATGTGCGCTGTTATGTTTGTGATGTCGCGAGATGGCGTGGTTTCCTACTTGCGACTGGAAAGCCCCGGGTTGAGTTTTTACTCCTCGGGGCTTTTTTCTGGATAGCGCATGGCAACGGCTTCGTCAATCATTGCTTCGGTTTCCTCTGCGATAATTTCAATCGGCGTCATTTGATCTTGCGTGACCCACAACCGCACTGGCACCAACCCCAGTTCATGGGCTACCCGGCGGCGTTGTGATCGTTCGCGCCATGCATCGCGGTTGTTCATGTGTCTGCCTCCTGTGCGATGGCAATGGCGGCGTCAAGCCCCGCCTGCGCCATTTTTAGGTGACGAAGCAACTCCACCTGCCGCGCCTCAAGCCGATCAATGCGGTCTGCATACGGTTGAGGGCAAGCGTCTGAAAAGTGCATGTGTACGCGCTTCACCATGCCAGCACCCCCGCTGCGATAACAAACAGCGCGATGACTGCGATGATGTCGGATATTACGTTGCGGATCATTCGCCCGTCTCCCGTGCTGCGATCATGGCGTCGGCGTTCATGTATTTTAAAGCCGCAGCAATGCGCATTGAAAACCTAATAGCTTCAAGAAGGCTATCATTAAATGGAGGCTCAATGTTGAGTGCTTTAGCCGCCTCATTGTGATCTGGAAATTCGTATCCCGATGTATCAGCCTGCCCCGCGAAGTAATCGCGGAGCGTCATGCCGCTCGGGTGGTTCTTTGGATCGTGCGTTGGCGGATATGCTGGCCCGCCGTCTGGTTTCTGTGTCACGTCGTGGTTTCCTTTTCTGTGTTCCTGCCCCCTTGATACACAAAGCTGATCGGGGTGGCAAGGGGTTATTTAGTAAATAGTTATTTTTCTCCCCTATCTCC